CGTTCTGTTGAACCTCACATTTTCTTACAACAGTCTTATCCCGAAGATTTCCACGTAGATATAGATTACGAACCAAAAGTTAATGATATTAACTATTGGAAACAGTATGATATGGTATGTTACCATAGGTCTATCGGTAGAGACCCTGTTGCCTCTGTTCAAATTGTTCAGATGTTAAATAAGATGGGTATCGTAACTGTAATGGATTTAGATGATTATTGGTTACCAACAAAGGAACACCCAGCACATAATCTTGTCGTTAAAAACGAATTACATAAAAAGATTGTAGATAATTTGAGAGTCGCTCAATATGTGACAACCACCACTACTATTTTTGCCGAAGAGATTAAGAAAATTAATAAGAATATTTTTATCTTACCAAATGCAATTAATCCAAAAGAACCTCAGTTTATGGCTGAGACAAAACCGTCAGACAAATTAAGATTCGGATGGTTGGGAGGTTCATCTCACTTACATGACTTAAAAATTCTTAAAGATGCTTTTGGAAAATTAAATTCACAAAAAGACAACTTCAATGTTTATTTATGTGGATTTGATACTCGTGGAACAATTACTGAGATTAACCCTCAGACGGGAGAACAAAAACAAAGACCCATCCAACCTCACGAAACAGTATGGGCACAATATGAACAAATATTTACCAATAACTACAATTTGGTAACACCTGAACATAAGGAATTCCTAACAAAATATGTTCAAGAACCATATACCTTAGAAGAAAATCCATTCTATACTCGTGTGTGGACAGAACCTGTAACATCATACGCTAAGAATTATGCGAACTTTGATGTGTCATTAGCACCACTTAAAAATCATATCTTTAACCGAGTAAAATCTCAGTTGAAAGTGATTGAGGCTGGTTTTTACAAGAAGGCACTTATAGCATCTAACATTGGTCCGTATACTATCGACTTGAAACATTCACTTCAAAATGGTAACTTTGTTGATGGTAACGCACTATTAGTCGAGGAAAGAAGAAATCACTCTGATTGGGCAAAGTGGATGAAGAAACTTATTGACAACCCATCATGGGCTGAGGATTTGGGTGAAAGACTTTATGAGACGGTATCAAAAACATATGACTTAAATATAGTAACAGAAACAAGAGCACAAATTTATAAGGAGATTGCAAAATGATAAATGTACCAAAGACAAAACTATTATTTTTTGACTTAGAGACTGTTGGGATTGAGCAGGACTACAAGACATTGAAAAAGAACAAACCCGAACTTGCAAAATTGTTTGAGTCTTATCAAAATTGGATTGTAAAACGATTCCCCGAAGAGGAAGGTAATTCTGTTGAAGAGATGTTTTACAATAAGGCTGCACTCATTCCTGAGTTTGCCAAGATAATAGTGGCGTCTTTTGCCTTTTATGCCCCTGATGGTAATATACACAAACAAACATTCTCTTCTGACCAAGAGATTGAAGTGTTACAAGAAATCAAAAACTTACTCACCAAAGTTGGTAAGTTAGATTTTTACCTTTGTGGTCATAATATTAAAAACTTTGACATTCCAATGATGGGTAAACGTATGATTATTAATGGAATGAAACCACCATCAATCTTACCACAATACGACACAAAACCGTGGGAGATGAGAGCAGTGGACACCATGGAGATTTGGAAGTTTGGTAACAACTTCTCAATGGCATCATTAGAATTAATGTGTGTATCCATGGGAGTTACCTCACCCAAAGATGGTGAAGTAACAGGAAACATCGTTCACCAAACATATTGGGAAACAGAAGCTTTAGACCCAATCGCGACTTACTGTGAAGAAGATGTGGATGTATTAGCAAAATTAATGGACAAACTTTATAACTTAGTATAATGGGAAAATTTAAAGATATGACAGACGGTCTTAAGATGTTAAAAGACCTTCAAAAAAGTATGGGTAGTATGGACCTTAACGACCCACAAAAATTATTAGATTCAATGAATCTCGATATGGACAAATTAAATGATTCTTTCATGGAACAGATGACGCCAAAAACTATATTGAGGTATTCATTGAAATCCGTAAATAAAGAACCTGATTATGCATATCCTACAGATTCGGGATTTGACCTACGTTCCAATATGAAAGTAACACTCGGACCATTAGAAAGAGAATTAGTTCCAACAGGACTTTATTTAGACATACCTGAAGGTTTTGAAGTTCAAGTAAGACCTAAGAGTGGTTTAGCAATTAAAAAAGGACTGTCAGTGGTTAATACACCGGGGACGGTAGACCAAGGATATACTGGTGAAATTCAGGTTATTCTTATCAACCTAAGTAATGAGACTCACACCATAGAAATTGGTGATAAGATTGCACAGGCGGTTTTAAGTCCTGTGATGGTAGGAAAACATGTAACCCTACAAAGGGTATTAAACGTAGATGATAAAGACCGTGGTGATAACGGATTCGGTTCAACAGGAAATTAATATGATTACAATTGGATATAGTACAAAAAAAATTAACCCTGAATTTAGAGAATACATTGAGAAATCATGTGGACTGAGAGGTGTCGAAGTCATACCATTCGAAAATCCAGGGACGCATTCATTAACCGAAGCTTATAATATCATTCTTGATAAATCAACGAATGATATTGTTGTGCTTTGTCATGATGACATATATTTTGAAAAAGGTAATTGGGGTAATAAACTTATCAAACACTTTAAGAGAAACCCTGAATATGGGATATTGGGTGTTGCTGGTTCAACAAAATTACCTTCCTCAGCAAAATGGTGGGAAGACCCTCGTAGGATGAGAGGTATTGTAAACCATGAACATGAAGGTAAAAAATGGGAGTCAAAATATTCACCAAGTTCAGGTAATAAGATTGATGACGTAGTTTTAGTGGACGGTTTGTTTATGGTTTTAAACAAAAAGAATATTCAAAAAAACTTTAATGAAGAAGTAAAAGGATTTCATTTATATGATGTAGACTTCTGTTTTAGAAATTACATTGAAGGTGTAAAGATTGGTGTTCTATATGATATTCGTATAACACACCTATCAATCGGTCAAACCAATCAACAATGGGAAGACAATAGAGAGGAATTTGCACAAAAGAATAGTGATAAATTACCCATAAAAATATCACCTAATTTAAACATAAACTCACCAATTAAGGTATTATTATCTTCATTATTCTTTAAAGAATTTACAGGTTCTGAAATGTATGTTTTTGAATTAGCAAAAGAGTTAGTGAAACTTAATTGTGACGTAACTGTATTATCTGATACTAATGGTCCTCTTTCAAAAATTGCAAATCAATACAAAATAAAAACCTTATCCCATAATAACCCTCCTGGTTATATCATGGGTGACGGTATTATGAGATTTAACACACCTCAAGGTATTATTAAGACCGAACCGGGTAAGTTCTATAGAAATGGAATATATGATTTTGATATTATCCATGTTCAACACAAACCAATCACTGAACGTTTACTACAACTTTATCCCGACCTCCCTAAAGTTTCAACTATTCACTCAGAAGTAATTTCATTGGAAGACCCTGTTAAAGACGAAACTATTATGAAATATATCACTATAAGACCTGAGATTAGTAATAAAATAATAAATAATGATGGTATCGAGTCCGATAAGGTAAAATTGATATATAACCCAGTAGATATGAACAGGTTTAACACTAAAGGTATCTCAGACAAAAACTATATACTTTTTGTTGGTACTATTGATTACCTGAGAGAAAAGACGATTAAAGATGTGTCCGATTATGCAAAGTCTGTTGGTAAAGAATTTTGGATAGTAGGTGAAAATAAATCCAACTATTTAGATGAACTATTAAAAGAATCTCATATTAAACATTACCCTTCAACACAAAGAGTTGAAAAATTCGTTAAAGAGTGTTCTGAAACTGCTGGTATTCTTCTTGGTAGGACAACTATTGAAAGTTGGTTATGTAATAAACCATCGTGGATTTATCAAGTTAATGATAAAGGTGACATTCTTTCAAAGGAAAGAACCACACCTCCTGACGATATAAATAAATTCTACTCTTCAGAGGTGGCTAAACAAATCAAAGAAGTATATATTGAATCAATGAAAAAATGGGAACAAAACTTAGATTTGGAAGAAAAGAGAAAACACCAAAGAATGATTTTCAATGGTAGGAAAATAATCCCTAACAATACTAAAAACTGGGGTGACTTAGTCCCATTTAATATCATCGATAAGTTATTCAATAATCATGGATTAAATGAAACTGATGTTTTTAATGTTAAAAATCCTGGTAAACAATATAAAGTATATTCTACAGGTAGTGTTATGCATTTCACTAAACGAAACAGTATTGTTTGGGGGACAGGTTGTATAGATAAAGGAGCTATTGGAGATATACCACAGAAGGTATATGCGGTTAGAGGTCCCTTAACACGAGATGAGTTATTAAAACGAGGTATTGAATGTCCTGAAATTTATGGTGACCCAGCTTTACTTTATCCGATGATATACAATCCAAAAATCGAGAAGAAATATAAATGGGGTATCATTCCTCATTATATTGAATTTGAGTCAGATAAAGATATCGACATATTAAAAAATTTAGAACAATTAGGATTTAAAATTATAGATATTTCTTCAGGTGAAGAAGAGTTTATTAATCAAGTATTAGAAGTTGAAAATGTTATATCATCAAGTCTACACGGGTTGATTATTGCAGATGCATATGGTATACCGAACGCAAGAGTTAATATATCAAACAAACTAATTGGTGGTGATTTTAAATTTAAAGATTATTGTATGTCTGTAGGTAGAGAAATTGACTTAGGTTTTCAACTTCATGAAAACACCACATTAGAAGAAATATTAGAGTTACATTTTAATAAATCTATTAAATTTAATTCGCTTAAACTATTAAACTCGGCTCCGTGGGGTATTAAATATGTTCACTGATTTAAACATAGATAGACCAATTAATCTCATACAAGAAGTAAGGACATTACACTCACTTTGTGAGAATGGTGTGTCTTTGTATTGTGATTCACACAACTATCAAAAATTACTACCCTTAAAAGAGTTTTTCGATTGTAATATTAACTTGGGATTAAATCCTTCAGGTAAAAGTTTTAGTGAGGTAGTATCAATAATACATCATGAACCAACCACAAAAATTGATAATATTGTTAAAAATTTAATTTTTCCAAAGTCTTTAATAGATTTCTGTCAAGAAGAAAATGATAATAAATTAGATGAAATCTATTTCAGGGGATTAATAACTGGTAAAAGAGAGAAAAGTATTGAAAAACTTAAAAGTATAACTAATAAAACAATCACTATAGATTCATCAAATAAAGGAAGAAAATTCCCATTAAAAACATTTGATAAAGATTATTTTGATGAAATGAAAAAATACAGATTTGTATTTTGTCCTGATGGTGATTTTGTTTGGTCATATAGATTTTTTGAAACTATAATGTGTGGGGCAATACCAATAGTTGAAAACGAATCTGCACTTTTTAGTGGTTTTTATTATTATAATTTAAAGTCCGATTTAAACTCTATAGAGTGGAATAAAGAATGGGTAATAAAAAATTTAGAACTTTTAAAACAAAATTTTACATATGAAATTAATTGAAAAGATTACCGAATGGATTAAAAATTATGCAGAAGAGAATAGAATAAGTTCTTTAGTTGTTGGTGTATCAGGAGGCGTAGACTCTGCACTGGTTTCTACATTATGCGCAAAAACAGGGTTACCGACACACTGTGTATTAATACCAATACATCAAGACCCATCACATACTGAGAGAGGTATGAACCATGTGAGATGGTTACAGAAAGACCACGACTTGGTGGGGTTACATGAGTTTAATTTAACCGATGTTTATGACAAATTTGTAAATACTATGGAATACGCGTCTTCACCACTTGGTTTTGCGAATTCTCGTTCACGACTACGGATGGTTACGTTATATCAATTGGCAACTACCGTTAATGGTTTGGTTGTCGGTACCGGTAATAAAGTTGAAGACTTTGGTGTGGGTTTTTACACAAAGTATGGTGATGGAGGGGTGGACATTTCACCCATTGCAGATTTAATGAAAACCGAAGTCTACGAACTAGCCGAAGAATTAGGTATAAATCAAGAAATATTAGATGCCCAACCAACAGACGGTCTATGGGGTGATGATAGAAATGATGAAGACCAAATCGGGGCCACTTACCCTGAATTGGAATGGGCAATGGGATATGTCGGTGACGGGTCTGATTTAGATAGTAGACAACAAAGAGTATTAGAAATCTACGAAAATTTTCACGAAAAAAATAAACATAAAATGGAACCGATTCAGGTATTTAAAAAATGAAAAAAATAGGAGTAATTGGTGTTGGGAAGTTAGGTCTATCTTTCGCACTTTTAGCTGAACATAAAGGATACGAGGTTATTGGTTCAGATATATCAAAAGAGTATGTTGACCAACTTAACCATAAAACACTTAAGAGTAACGAACCTTATATTGAGGAATTTTTAAAAGAGTCCAGTAAATTTTATGTGACCACACATAATGTTGAAGTTATTGAAAACACGGACATCATTTTCACTTTTGTTCCTACACCTTCACTTCCAACTGGTGAGTATAATCACGAATATGTGGAACAGGTGGTTGAGTCTTTTGAGATGATGTATAACAATGGTCATGATTTGGTTGGTAAAATTTTAGTAGTTGGATGTACAACCAACCCTGGTTACGTAGATACCATCACGGAAAGATTGAGTAAGTTCGGTATGGACGTCTGTTACAACCCTGAGTTTATTGCTCAAGGTGATATTGTGAATGGGTTAAAATACGCCGACATGGTGTTAATTGGAACCTCATCAATGGTGGAAGTTGAAAGGGTAAAAGACATCTATAAGATTTTGATGGATGATGAAAATCCAAAGTTCAACGTAATGTCCAATACCGCAGCTGAAATAACTAAGATTTCAGTTAACTGTTACCTAACTACAAAAATATCATTTGCCAATATGATTGGTGAGATTTGTCATAACACGGGTATTGGTGAAGAAGTTGAGACCGTATTATCCGCAATAGGTGATGATACAAGAGTTGGTAAAAAATATTTGAACTATGGATTTGGTTTTGGTGGTCCTTGTCTTCCACGTGATAATAGAGCACTCGGTGTACATGCTGAGAAAGTAGGTTTAGAAATCAATTTACCATTAGAAGTGGATAAGTTTAATATTGAACACCACAAATATTTGGTAAACAAATTTGTTATGGAGAATCCAAACCGTAATACAACATTTGTTTTCAATTCAGTGACCTATAAAAAAGGAACGGACCTGCTTATTGAATCACAACAATTAAATCTTTTACTTTCATTATTGACTGAAGGGTATAGATGTGTTGTTATTGATATCGATGAAGTTAGAGAACAATTAGAAAACCCACTCACTAAAACATACGGTAATAAAATAAAATTCCAACCTATTGGTACGACCGCAGAAGGGGTAAAAATTATACTTTAAACATTATGATAACATTTTCATCACTCGGTAAATATGGTCGGTTAGGTAATCAACTATTTCAATATTCCATATTAAAATCAGTATCACTTCAAACCAATTATGAAATAGTTTTGAACAAAAACATTTTTAATTTTGTTTGGCACGGTCAAAAATGTTTATTAAATAATTTTAAATTAAAAAGTGCAAATTATGGTAACCCTAAACCTGAACATTATTATAGAGAAAAAATGGACTCAACAATATTAAGTCCAAAAATGTATGATAAAAACGTGTATAATGTTTTAGATAATACTGATTTTTTTGGGTATTTTCAAAACGCAAAATACTATGAAGATATAAGAATATTATTAAGAGATGAGTTAGAAATGAGTGACCGATATGAAGATTATGCAAAAAATTATCTTAGTAAATTTAATAATCATACAGTATCTTTACATGTAAGGAGAGGAGATGTGTCTAATGGTACTAATAAAAATTGTGATTGGTCAAATGATTTTAGTGAGGGTTCAACATTAAAAAATTATTATCAAGAGGCACTGAATAATGTACCGGAAGATAGTAGTATCATTTTGTTTACTGGTGGGAATAGAAATAATGATAATACTATGGATTACGAATGGTGTAAAAAAAACTTTAACGATAATAGGATAATAATGACTGAAGAAATGGATGAGTTAGAAACATTTTCAATAATGACAAAAGTTGACACTAATATTATCGGATTCAAGTCAACTTTTAGTTGGTGGGGAGGGTTTTTAAATAAAAATGAGAGTGTAATTGCTCCTAAAAATTTTAATCCAACGATAGATACACCTGAAAATATCGAAGTATACCCATCGTATTTTAAAACAATTTAAAACTTTAAAATTATGTTAATAGATTTAAGAAAACTAAATAAAAAATACAATTTAAATATTGATGGTGTAATACATATTGGTGCACACTATGGTGAAGAAAATAATGTTTACAGAGAATTAAATATCGATAATATCATCTATGTAGAACCAATCAAATCAACATACGACATATTGGTCGATTCGACAAAGGATAATAAAAACACACTATACTTTAACACCGCCTTAGGGAATTTTAATGGTAAAACTATGATGAATATGTCATCAAACAGAAATACATCAGCATCAATATTAAAACCGAAAAATCATCTTTATCTAAGTCCAAATGTTAAATTCCAAGGTGAAGTAGAAGTTAATATAGATTTACTTGATAACTTAGAATTTAATAGACAAGATTATAATATGATTAATATTGATGTACAAGGTTATGAGCTTGAAGTATTTAAAGGAGGTAAAGACACTTTAAATGGTATTGATTATATTATGGCAGAAATAAACCGAGATGAGGTCTATGAAGACTGTGCACAGTTAGACGAACTAATAGAATTTTTGTCACCTTATGGTTTTGAATTAGTGGAAACTAATTGGGCCGGTCGTGAATGGGGTGATGGATTTTTTATTAAAAGATAATATTATGAATTTGATTTTTGATATAGGAGGTAACAGAGGTAAAATGACTAATGTGTTTAGTGAAAAATCAGTAAAGGTTATAGTATTTGAACCAAATCCAAAATTAGTAACCCTACTTAATAATAATTTTCAAACGCCAGATGTAATAATTGATAATAGGGCAATATCAGACACTAAAGGTTTTAAAACTTTCAATATATCTAACGCAGATACAATATCTACTTTTTCGTATCAATGGATTGAAAACTCTAGATTTACCGGTAAATATAAATGGGACAAAACGATTGAAGTAGAAACCTTAACATTATCTGATGCAATTAATGAATATGATATTCCTGACTATATTAAAATAGACACGGAAGGTCATGAATATGATATATTAATAAATTTCCATCAATTATTACCTAATACTATTTTTTCTTTTGAATGGGCTGAAGAACAAAAAGATAAAATAAAAAAAATATTGAATCATATGTATTCATTAGGTTATACCAAATACTCATACACATATGGAGATAAAATTTTATTTGATGAAGAAATCTCATGGGTTGAGTATCAAAATTTAAAATTATTAGATAACTTAGATGAGAATAGAATGGAGAAATGGGGAATGCTGTATTTTAAAAAATAATATAATATGAAAAACATAGTAATATTAGGTGGTGGTGGTTTTATCGGAGGTCACCTCGCAAAAAGATTAAAAGACGAAGGAAATAAAGTCACCATTTGTGACATCAAAGAACACGAATATTGGAATCACGAGGATATTTGCGATGAGTTTATAGTTGGAGACCTCAGAAACCCCGTTGTTGTCGCCAGTGTTATCGGAAAAGGTGTAGATGAGGTTTATCAACTTGCCGCGGATATGGGAGGTGCTGGTTACATTTTTACAGGTGATAACGATGCTAACGTAATGCACAATTCAGCACTTATCAATTTGAATGTCGTACATGAATGTACAAAGAAAAAAGTAGGTAAAGTATTCTACTCTTCTTCGGCGTGTATGTATCCTGAACATAATCAGTTGGACCCCAACAACCCTAATTGTGAGGAATCGTCTGCATATCCAGCAAACCCTGATTCAGAATACGGATGGGAAAAGTTGTTCTCAGAAAGATTGTTCTTAGCTTTTAACCGTAATTACGGATTGGATGTGAGGGTAGCTCGTTTCCACAATATCTTCGGACCTATGGGTACGTGGACAGGTGGAAAGGAAAAGGCACCGGCAGCAATGTGTAGAAAAGTTGCTGAAGTACCTGAAGGTGGTGAGGTTGAAGTGTGGGGTGATGGTCATCAAACACGTTCATTCTTGTATGTTGACGAATGTGTTGAAGCGGTATTAAGACTTATGGAATCCGAATTTTTAGGACCAGTAAATATTGGTTCGGAAGAGATGGTGACTATCAATGAGCTAGCACAGATGGCTATTGATATCTCAGAAAAAGATATTAAGATTAACAATATAGGAGGACAAGATTTCATTGACAAATACGGGTTTACTTGTCCTGTAGGTGTTAGAGGTCGGAACTCTGATAATAAACTTTATAATGAAAAAGTGGGATGGGAAGTATCTCAACCCCTTAGAGTAGGAATGGAAAAGACTTATCAATGGATTAATGAACAAGTAGAAGAAAGTAAAAAGACTTATATCTATGAAAGCCCTGATAAAGGTGAAACTGTATATAGAAGAGAGTTTGGTGCTGACCACAACACAAGAGAACTTGTTAAATAATTTAATTAAAAAAATTAATGGCTACTAAAGGTAGAAGAAGTGAACAAAACCCTAAAAAATCACGCAAAGAGATTATCAGGGAAATAATTGGGAGGACCCCAAGAAAGAAGTTTCTTTCTGAAAGTCAAAAAGTTTATTACCAAACACTTTGTGACAGTGAAATAACAATTTGCACAGGACCTGCGGGTGTTGGTAAATCATATGTTGCGATGAGTGCTGCTGTTCAACTATTGTTAGACGAGAGTAACTCTTACGAGAAAATTATCATCGTTAGACCAGCAGTTGAGGCTGAAGAAAAACTCGGAGCATTACCAGGTAACTTAGAGGAAAAGTTAGACCCATACATTTTTCCATCATATTACCTACTGAATAAAATTATAGGTAAAGAGGCAAGAGAAAAACTAAAAGAACATGACATCATTGAAGTGTTCGCATTGGCATACATGAGGGGTATGAACATTGATAACTCAATTCTAATTTTTGAGGAAGCTCAAAACTCTACACCCTCACAGATGAAACTATTATTGACAAGGATTGGGTTCAATAGTAAGTTTTTCATATCGGGAGATATTGACCAGACTGACCGATATAAAGATAAAACACACTCGGGTTTATATGACGCGATGAGTAAGTTCACCGATTTAGATGAGGTGGGTACTTTTGACTTTGGTACGGAAGATATAATCAGAAATCCAATCATTAGTAAAATATTAAAGAAATACGAATGAAAATAGCATTTGAAGTTAATGGTGTGTTGAGAAATACTTTTGGTAAAGCTGAGGAAGTTTATCAAAAGTTTTTCATTGATGACTACGTTAAAGGAGAAGAAGAGGAAGAGTTTGAATTCAAACTAAACCTACCCATTACCTCAACCACTTTGAGTAATCATTTTGTATTTCAAGATGAGGAAAGATTAATGGAGTTTTTCTATGTGGATTTTCCAATGAATATCTTTGGTCACTCACAATCAATGGAGAATTCTACTTTTCATGACTTAAATGACATCTATAAAGACTTAAGAGACGACCACGAATTGGTCATCATATCTAATGAGATTGAAAAGTCTAAACCCGCAACTTTGTTTTTCTTATCTAAGTTCGGATGTATGTTTGAGAAGATTATTTTCTATAATCAATTTACTGAAGATGAGGTGTTGTCTGAGTTTGATTTAATTATATCAGCACAACCACAAATTTTAGACAAAGAACACGACTATAAAACTGTAAAGTATAAAACCACATATAATGAAAGTGTTGATTCAGATTTCGAAATAGAAACACTGAAAGAGTTCAAAGATTTATATGAAAAACTTGATTTGAAATGATAGACATTTTAGGACACATGTATTACATCGACATGGATGTATTGGAGGAATTTGTAGAATTAAAGGACTTCAAACCGACTCAGGAAGACGATAAAGAACACCAACATTTTTCAATTATCAAATTTGAATTAATCAAGATGATGATTGAAGTAGTTTTAACAGAAAGAATGGACGATATGGATGAAAACTTAGGTATACATAATGCCAAAAGCACAAGTATTCCCTTTCGTATAGCATTTAATACATTATTAAGACATAACATTATTAAATATATTGACTAATGGACCAAGATACTATTAAAAAGATTGAAGAATCAATCCAAAAATTAAAAGACAAAACGTCGAGAATTTACCTTATGGTTCAAGATACCAAAGGTAACGCAAGAGCCGGTATTAGATTTACCTATCACATGGCAATGGCATTAAAGAATGGTGGTTATAACCCAATCATCCTTCATGAATCTAAAGACTATTCAGGTGTTGGTTCATGGATGGGTGAGGAATATATGGAAATTTCTCATCAACCAATCGAAGGGGAGAATCTACAAATTAAACCTGAAGATTTCGTAATCGTACCTGAATTATATGGTCACGTAATGGACCAAATTAAAGGTTTAACCTGTGGTAAAATTGTTTTATGTCAGGCATACGATTACATGTTAGAAACATTACAACCAGGTATGAATTGGGCAAGTTACGGTTTCTTAAAAGGAATCACCACTAACGAAACACAAAAAGAGTTCATCAAAGGAATTATGAAGAATACATCATTAGATGTTATTACTCCTTTAATCCCTGAAATGTTTAGTGAGAAAACTGTACCAGCTAAACCTATTATTGCAATTCACACTCGTGACCAAAGAGACACTTCTAAAATCATCAAATCATTCTACTTAAAATACCCTCAATTTAGATGGATTACTTTCCGTGATATGAGAGGATTATCTCAAGAAGAATTTGCTGAAACGTTACAGGAGTGCTTTGTTTCTGTATGGATTGATGATATCAGCGGTTTAGGGACATACCCTCTTGAGAGTATGGCGTGTGGAACACCTGTAATCGGTAAAGTACCAAATATGAAACCTGAATGGATATCAGATAGTAACGGTGTTTGGACTTACGAATCAAACAATATGGTTGATATCATTGCAGAATACACACAAAATTGGTTAGAGGATAATATCTCTGAATCACTATACCAAGCTGGTATTGATACGGCAAAAACATATCAAGATAAAGATAGTTTCGAGTCTGAGGTGATTACCGCATTCGACACATATCTTACTACGAGATTGGAAGCATTTCAAACACAAATAGATAAACTTAAAGTAGAAGAAACAGTTTAATTATGAAAGATATTTCAGTTATTCTCCCAGTTGAGAGTTCAAAACACAAAAATTTTACTGAGTTGTTTACAAACTCGATTATGTCGATTACTAAACAATCAGTTCAACCTAAAGAATTAGTCTTAGTTCACACTAATGAAGAAAGTTTAGTATCATACTTAAACGATTTTGATTTTAGTGGTCTTACCGTAAACATGGTGGAAAACAAGGGTGAGTCTGACTTCGCATCTCAAATGAATTTGGGTGTTGAAAAGGCCACTTCCGAGTGGGTTTCATTTTTAGAGTTCGATGATGAGTATTCATCTATTTGGTTTAAGAATGTTCAGACATATATTCACGCACATCCATCAGTAAGTGCGTTCTTGTCACTCGTTGTTGATGTTGATGAGAAAGGGACATTCGCAGGATTCACAAACGAAGCCACATTTGCAGCTTCGATGAATAGTGAAATCGGTTACTTAACAAATGAAGTATTACTTGATTACCAAAACTTCCAAAGTGCTGGTATGGTGATTAAGAGAGATACGTATAAAGAATTAGGTGGTTTTAAACCATCAATCAGATTAACGTTTGTTTATGAATTCTTATTACGTTTGACTTACAACTCAGTTAAAATTATGACAATCCCAAGAATTGGTTACAAACACTTGAACATGAGAGAAGGTTCAATTTTCTGGAACTATAAGAATGGTGAAAATAAAGTAACAGATGACGAAGTTAGGTTTTGGTTAGACAGTGCGAAGAAAGAACATTTCTTTGTTGACGACAGAAACATAAAATATGAACCTGAGAACGTTTAATGTTTTTATCAGGAAATACATCGGAACCTACCCCCAAAAAAAGGGGTAGGAAACCGAAGACCACGACAAACTATTTTGACGTCAGAGAAGAAAATGCTGTCAAGATGTTTTTGTCTGCATCCACATATGAAGAAAAAAATGAAATTTATAATGAATATCTAAGGGCACCCTTAGATAAGATGATTGAGTCAATCATCAGACGTTATAAATTATATCGTAAAGGAATGGAATTCAAAGAAATTCATGTCGATACACATTCTTTTCTTATCACAAAAGTAGATAAATTCAAACCAGCCAAAGGAAAGAAGGCTTATTCTTATTTTGGTACGATTTGTAAAAATTATCTAATGGGTCAAATTATAAAAGACCAAAAAGAACAAAATAGAAAAATATCTTATGAAGACATTTCAAGTTCATTAGAAAACCGTCCTGACTTAATTTATCACTTAGAATATGATAAAATTGAGCCGAATCAAGTTATTCTACATTTCTTAGCCGAAATGGAAAAGTTCATGGAGGAATCGCCTTCCGAAATGGAAAAGTTCATGGAGGAATCGCCTTTAAATAAGAATGAGGTTAAATTGGGTTATGCTTTGATGGAGTTATTTGAAAATTATGAGACAATATTCATCGGGACCGACAACAACAAATTCAACAAAAATATTATTCTACTTTCTTTACGTGAAATGACTAATATGTCAACTAAAGAAATTAGAACGTCAATGAAGAAATACAAAGTTTTATATTACGAATTGGTCAAAAAAATTAATAACCTATAAAACTTCGTAAAAAGATATTTATAGTTATGGGACGACCTAAGAAAAAAGAAATTGTTTTAAGTAAAGATTCTGTTTTGAGTCTTATGCAGGAAATCTACAATGAACTTGTAGAACAAAGAGGAACTGCTGTAAGAATTCAAAATAAGATGCTTGCAATGTTGAAAGACCCAAAAGATATGACCGTTATTGGTCCTGTCATTAAAGAACAACAAAAAATAATTAACGATACCATAGAGAAGAAATTATCCCTTTCAAAACTACAATCAAGTATTTGGGAAAAATCTCAAAGTGGTAATGAAGAGTCGTTCAGTATTTCTGATATGGACGATGATGTATTATCAGCATTAATTGATAAGGATTCTAATACGGACAAGGGTAACTCAGAAGGATATAAATTAGATTAAAATAGATATCATCATGGGTACGGACTTGAATCAAGATTACAAAAAGGTTAAAAGCACAGTTCAGGCGTATAAGACTACTACTGAAGCTAAAAAGGATATTCAGCAAAACATTAAAAACAATGCTGGTGACAACTTTACTAAATCAAAAGATAAGTTCTTTAGTAATCTAAATGAATGGGGTCAAACAACGGAAGGTGTTACACAACAAAAGAAAAAACAATTTCAAGACAAGGCTAAAAACCAATTAGACCAACTTACAGAAATCTTTATGATATCTGCAAAATCCGCAAGGTCTGAAGCCGGTCCTATTGCCAATAGTAAATCAGTCGATAAGTTAGTTGAAATTTATAAAGAAACTATTCTTAACACTAAAGATAGGATTAGAGAGATATTCATTAAAGAAACTATCTCAGCATTGGGTTGTTCTGAAGAACAAACATTCTCCACATCACCATTATATGTTAGAGTTCAGTCTGTCGACCTTTTTAAGAAACTATTAAATAACCCTGATGGTGATACTCAAGCATTATTATTTGAAAAGGACACCACACCAAATGGATTTATTCCATATTCAATGAATAGAGAGTTATATAATAGAACTCAAAATTTAGGGACATCCTTTAATCAAGAATACGGAAACAATTATGTGGGTGCATCTAAAAACTCAATAATGAATATCAGTTATGTCGACCAAGATAATAATGGTAATCTTGGTGACTACTTCAAAGTTGAACTCAATCAAAGTGCCAATAAGATTAGTAGTGTCACTCAATTCTTACAGGATTATTACACATCGATAGATATGATTGATATCGATGAATTGATAACAGTAATTTTAGACAACTTAACAAACTCAGTTTCATTTGATTTAGGTGTTGATGTTGGGTTTAAAGAACAACAAGGTAAATTTGCAAAGTTATTACAGAGAATTTTGGGACTTTGTTTCGATAACACAAAAGAGATTGATGTATCAGGTATTTCTAAGTTATCTGTTTTAGATAATATAGATGAAAGTTTTTTCGAATTCACAAACAATGATTTAAGAATTATAGAAAACGAACTAGATAACTTTCAAAAAGGTGTGACTGAGTTTACTGACTGTGATAATGTAAAATTACCCGTAGATAATCAAGCAGTCATTAACTACATTAAAGAAGCCAGAGACGAAGATACTTCTATAAAAAAATTAGATAAACTTATCGAAACAATAGATAAATTATCTGAAAATGAGGAATGGAGATTAAAACTACCAAATTCTATTAATATCAACGCAGCTATTAAGTTTGATTTAATGAAATGGATTCCACTTAGTATAATGCAGGTTCTATTATCACCTAAAAATCTTCTTGGTTTTATGACGATGTTTAAAGCAATTCAAAATAACATCGTAGACCTAATTGAAGATTTACAAGAATTCTTAAGAAACTTTAAGGACTTTATAATTGAAGTGATGAGTAAAATAGGTGCCATCTTTGTTGAAGAGTTGTTTGAGGCTATAAAAAGAAATATTTCTGAATTAGTAAGACTTCTAATCTCTGAAATCGCCAAAGAAGCTAGAGATGCAAGAGCCCGAATGATTTTTACGGTTTTAGAAACTGTTCTTGTATTATCTGAAGGATTCCAAGATTGGAGACGATGTAAATCAGTGGTGGATGAACTATTTGCTCTCCTAAAAATTGCAGGTAGACAAATCGCCTCAGGATTACCTCCTTTTACTCTCGGTCTATCTCAATTTTTACCGGGTATGTCAGAAACTAGAGTTTTTGCAAACTACATAGAAGAATTACAGAAAATGGGTTTACCAACTGGTGACTTACCTGATGGTTCACCTAACCTTATGATACAAGCTAACTTGTCATCAATTAAAGGACAATTTAAAGAAATGCATGAAAACGGTAAAACAGAAATTTTCATACCACCATTATCAGTTGTTGCGCTGGGTGCTGGAACGACATTACCAACAAAAGCAGTAGGTAAATCATATTAATATGGAAAATAAATTACAAGACATTATATCTAATTACAAAAATAAGGGTAATTCAGATTTGAAATTTGCACTCTCAGAACTAAGCCAAGATTTTGAAGAAACAAAGTCATTATTAATTAAACTTACAAATCATTTAGATTCGACTGAAAAAATTTATAATGATATTCTAACTGAATATAAAAAAAGAGGTAATCAATGAGTAATCAAGGAAACTTCGGAGGAGCATTAGACGATTTACCAACTAACTATAGGCAAATTATCTATCAGGGAACTGTAGTAGATAATGAGGACCCATTTATGCTTGGTAGAATCAGGGTTTATCCTGAGGACCAAAGTATTTCAAACCGACTTGGTTCGATTCCCAATTGGAATGAATCTAAAGATAAATGGACCGATAAAGACCCTTTTATTTTTATACCATTACTACCATACTTTCTTTATCAAACACCTAAAGTTGGGGAATATGTTCACGTCATATACACTAACCCTGGTCAAAAAACATTAAAAAACCAATATTATATTCAGGGTCCTTTTTCTTCTCCGACTACGACATTCTTTGAAGACTCAGATTCCGCCAAAACATTTTTAAATTCTGGAACTCAGAATAAAAAATACGAACCACTTAAAAACAAACAAGGAGAACTATCTAACCCTAAGACTGAAGGAATTTATCCACATCCAGGTGATATTGCTATATTAGGTAGAAATAATAGTGATATAGTATTAAAAGAAGGTGAAGTATTATTAAGAGCCGGTAAACATAATAGATTTAATAGAAAACAGTTACCGACGGCCAAAGATTCAAGAGCGTTCCTACAATTATCACAGTATAATACCAAAGAACGATATGCTCAGTTACAAACAAAATACACTATTCAAGAAGAAGACCCTAATTTAAAAAAGATTATTGAGTATGTTATTTACAACCCTGAAAACACTCAAAATATGTTGAGAGGGGCAATTAATCTTTATAATGTTATTCCTGATGAACTATCAGGTTCAACAAGAGCGTCGAATGTTACCACAACCTCAAATATCGAAAACTTCAAAAGACTTCAATATACACAAGAATTTGAAAATCAGTCGATTGATGGTGTAGCCAAGTTAGTGAATGTCTTTATTAATAATGTAATGAAAGGTAAAATGGATAATGGGTTATTGATAAACAATCAATTCCCTTTTTACTTTAGACCGAACATTTTGAATTCTAATACAGTTAGAGACTTTAATGAAGATACTGATGTTGAATCTTATGCTAACTTGATTGTTGTTTTTAGTTTAATTAAACCAACCGAATTTACAAATATCATCAGTGGTAGTGGTTTGGTTTATAATAAAAAAGGTAAATCTACATTACCTAAAAAAGTAGTTAAGGAAAAGTTTAGACCTAAACAAGTGTTGAACCAAGACAATACCGTGGGTATTATGGGTGCCAATCAACTATATTTCCTTTCTCACGATTCAGTAAATCCGAGTAAATCTAAGATTAATTTGGCCGATACATTATACGGTATTGACCAAACAAAACTTGTAGATGAAATTCAACCAAAGACCTCATCAATGGTTAGAGGTGAAGAGTTACTACAACTCATAGAACTAATAGTTAGATACTTAACAACACATGTTCATCCATACCCTGGTTTACCACCAGTACCTGTTTCACAAGATGGAACAAGAGTAGATGATTTACTAAAAGAACTATTAGACGCAACTTCAAAAATTTTAAATAAAAATATTCGTATAAACTAAGTATTTATAGTAAAAACGAATAATGTCAATTCTTAAGTCATATTTCAAACGTAACGATACGTTAATCTATAATTCATACACCAACACAGGTAGAAACCCTGTCGTTGAACTTTTCTTTGGTAGGGTAGACAATTTAAACTCACCAAAAGGTTATTCTCGTTTCATCTTTGACTTGGATTTAGAATTACTCCAATCTAAATTAAGTAGTGGTCAAATATCTACAGGTTGTACTGCCGATATGACACACACTTTAAGGATGACAAATACATCATCCTTCGACGAAGAGTTATTAAACACCACTTGGTCAAACGGACGTAGAAGGGCGACTTCATTTGATTTGGTTCTATTCCGTATACCGAAAGTGTCAGGTTCTACTGGCGATTCTCAAACATGGGATGAAGGTGTTGGACAAGACTATTATAATGTAAATGATGTGTATGAAGGTAACAAGGCGTTTTCAGATAGACCGGCAAGTTGGTTCCAAAGAAATACAATCAATAATTGGTCAACTAATGGTATATATGACAACACTAACTCAAACTCAATCTCAGGACTAAACTATTCAGGTCTTACTATTGTAGACACACAACATTTTGAATTTGGTAATGAAGATATTGAATTTGATATGACTAATGAAATTAATAATATCCTTTCAGGGGCAACAACAGGTGTTACTGGGTGGGGTGTTGCGTTTGTTCCTGATGTTGAAAACATTACAGGAATGACAGAGAACTATTCTGTAGGTTTCTTCTCACGTCATACACAAACGTTCTATGAGCCATTTTTAGAAACATCATACGATGACCTTATCTTAGATGATAGATACACATTCTATGAAAAAGTTTCTAATAAATTATACCTTTACACATATGTAAATGGTAACCCAATTAAATTAGACAACGACCCTGTTGTTGAGATTTACGACTCAAACGATGATTTAGTTGAAACATTAACTGCGTGTACCAGAGACTTAGGAGTCTACGAGATTACCGTTTCACCAATTACTGCCACTACAGTTCCATGTATGTATTATGATAAATGGACTCAGTTAACTTACAATGGTGATTCTATTAGTGACGTAGAAAATGAATTTGTAGTTAATTCAAATGACGGTTACTTTACCATTGGAACAAGAACTGAAGAACCATCAATATACGGATTTAATTTCAGTGGAATTAAACAGAATGAGAAGATTCTTAACACTGATGTGAGAAAAGTTAATGTAGACATTAAAAAAGCATACACAGCCAAAGAAGTACTTAAACATGTAAATTGCTACTACAGAGTTTACGTGAAAGAAGGTAGTACTGAGGTTCAGGTTCAAGATTGGACACAAATCAACAGAACAGCAGACGGATACTACTTTGTATTTGATACGACAGACAAGATACCAAATGAATATTTTATTGATATTAAGGTGAACACCGACCGCGAAGTGAATACTTATAAAAGAGAACTACAATTCCAAATCGTTAACAAGAAATGAGAAAAGTAAAAATTACAGAGGCACAGTTAGAAGAAATCGTCAGAAGAGTTATTGACGAAAAGAAAAAATCTAAGAAGAAAAAGAAAAAGAAAGATACGACGTTATGTTCTCGTGGTAAAAACGCTGCAAAAGCAAAATATGATGTTTACCCATCCGCATATGCCAATGGTTATGCGGTCCAAGTCTGTAAGGGTAAGATGCCTGGATTGGACGGGGAAAAAAGATGTTCAGGAAAGTATTGTTCAGGTAAGAAATAATTCTTATCTTTGTGTTTGTAAAAAAATTTGTGTCATGTCATATATCTCTACAACCTATCAGTTGAAGCATAAGAAGGATAATAAAGTCATCATGGAAGTAAGTGCAAGTTCCGTAGAAAGAGCTATGGATTATATTTATGAATCTATGCCTGAAGCATATAGTCCTGACTATATGATTACACCGAGACCTCTAAGTACTACACCTTCTTTTAATTAACGAACTAACGAGTTGATTACCCACTCGTAACCTTTAAGACCCCCATAAGATAGATAAGTAATATTGTCCTTATCATTTTGGGGGTTTCTGCTTTCTGTAATATAAGACTTATCACAAAAAGATTTGATTTTCTCTAATACCTCTCTTGAAACATACTGACTTTCCAAAAGTGTATGGGCAATTTTCATATCAACACCTGATTTTTTAAGTCTATATAAGTTCTTCTTAACCGATTCTCTAACTACTTTAGGGACTCTAAATTTATCAAACCCCTCATCGATAGTTATTTTAAGGTCACCAGTCCCTTTAATTACTCTATGATATACCATCTTAGGGATGAAGTATGTTTGTCCTTCCTGCAAGACCTGAGGTAGTTCCTCGTCCATTTGCAACATCCAACCGTTACTCTCTTCAACAAAAACCTGACGGTCACTTCTGTCTCTATGCCATATCAATTCCTCAGAGTCCACATTTTCAGTGAACACTCTTTTGAACTTATAATTACTAATATTTTCTTGACTATACACCATTACCAAAATCTTCCTGGTACATTCTTACCAAAATCTTTATGTGCTCTACACGCCCAATATCCCGCCTTAGTTTTATCTTTCTTTTTCTCACACTGATGTCTTGCCGCAAATGATTTACGAGCCGCTGGGTCATTCCACTTAGCTGTCATAACAGGAGAACCGTAACTTACCTTCTTAATCTTACCCGTCTTTGGGTTACGAACATAAACATACCACTTTTTAGGTCCACCTGATTTAGGTTTGTTAAGTTCAACCTTTTTACCCTTATACTCGGCTTCATTTACCATAGGAAAATCTAAAGGTAACCTCTCACCTTCATAGATGAAGAATTTACCTCTTTCCGATTCTAATAATTCGATATCTTCCTCAGACCACTCACCAAAACCTTTCTTATATAGTTCACGAGCTTCATTGATAACCTCAAAATACTTTGGACTACCATGTCTAAACGCGTTTTCAGTCAAACTAACATTATTATCAATATGATATTGTAAGTTTTCAGATATCATAGATTTAGTACTGATATACTCTTGTAAAATATTCTGAATCATATTAGTATCTATCGACTCTTTTTTGTAGTTCTTAACTTTAATACGTGTTGGCTTTTGACCTTTACCTGTTTGAGGGTCTTTCTTTTCTTTTTCTCTCTTTCTACGACATGCAGAGTCTTTCTCTGATTGAGACATCTTTCCCGCAACACCAGCACCTCGACATACCGGGTATCCACCCTCATCGGCATCTTTTCTTCCACAAGGTGGATGACCCCCACCCTTTTTCTTCTTACATATGTTAACCCAAGGACCCTTTGGTTGTGAAGAACCCTTCTTCTTTTTCTTTTTCCCGAACCATACTGCTAAATCCTCACTTAAAATGTATTTACTCATAACTTGACTATAGTATATTTTTTACTATACATAATATAAATATCAACAAAACAAAGAATTCACAATATGTCTGAAGAAGTTCAAAACAACGAAGAGGTTACACAACCAATCCAAGAAGAAACAACTGAACCACAAGGGCCACAACCTCTGGGTCAATTATTTAACGTCATTAACTACAATAACGTAGATGACCTAAATACCTTTATTACCAACATGACGCCAGACCAAGGTCTATACATTCTTGTTCAGGCCGCAAGAGCGGCTCACACTAGAGGTATCTTTAGTATGGAAGAAGCCGAGACTGTTTCAAAAGCAATCAGAACCATTACTTCTACCACTGAGACACCTCAAGAACCTGAAGATTCAGGAGAGCCAAATGAAACAATGGCCAAATAATTTTTAGTTTAGTTGGAGATGGGGAGTTTTTACTCCCCATTTTTATGCTAAAAAAATTTGCTTAAAAATTTATAATATGGCGGATAAAGAAATGACTAAACGTATAATCGAAATAGAAATGATTATCAGAAAGGCAATGTCTGAGGGACATACACCTTCAGATATTGACCAATTCCAATCCCTTCGTGTTGAAAGGGATATTCTAAAAATGTTATCTGTTAAAGATTATAGACCAAAACCATGGAAATAAAAAAAGGGGACCGAATGGTCCCCTTCTTGTATCTAATAAGATATTGATTATCTCAATTCTCTTAAGTCGAAAGTTCTAACACCATCAACTGTAATCTTACCGTAGAAACGGTTGTTCACCATCTTCTTAGCGTATCTCGTCATGATACCTTTGATTGGTGTAAAGTTGAATGGGTTATACATTGTAGGAGTCAACTGTAGTGGTACATATGGTGCGTAAACGTAACCTGTATCCAATAAAGATGAACCTTTGTGACCTAACAATACTGTGTTTGGTGGGAAGTAAGGGTCACGGTAAACTTGATATCTACCTGATAACGTACCTACTCTCTCAATACCCATGTTGTATTGGTCTTGGTCTGGTGCCGCGTTAGATACGTGGAAGTATTCTAAGTCGTCGAAGATTGCAGAAATTTCAGAAGAAACTACAATCCAGTTAGCACCACCTCTTAATGTTGATTTGTGAATTTGAGCTGAGATTTGGTTAATCGCAGTAATCAATGTTTGGTTCCAATCTTTTTGATTGTAGTTTACAGAACCGTTAGAAACTCTCTTCCAACCGTTGTAATCCCATCTCAATGACCATGCAGCACCTTTTCTCAAGTCTCTTAAGATTTCACGGTCAATTTCTGCTGCCACTTGCTCAGACAATAAAGCTGTCAATTCAGCTTCAGCGTCGATGTTGTGGAATGCAGAAACGTCTTGTGCCAATTCTGGAGACCATTGTGCTCTTAGTTTTCTTTCTGTTACAGAAACAGTAACTGCCTCTAAATCAAAAGAAACTTCACCGATTTCATCTTCAAATTCTAAAGTTTTGTAGATTCTGTAAGATGCCTCGAACGTATCACCTGAGCCTACTGTTGAACCTGTGTATCCGTCCAATGAAGTTGAACCGATAGCCGCTGGAGTAGAAAAATCAAGTTCTAAATAGATTTTACCATCTGCGTTACAGATATCTTCATACTTACCACCTGGATATACAGTAGAAGCTTCAGAACCGTATTCTACGATACCTTTACCGTACTTCTGAGTAACAACTCTGAAATTGTAATAGTTAGTAGTACCTGATTCGTAAGTTTCTAAAGATGCTAAAAACTCTTCAGTATCCATTTCTTGACCGTCAGGACCAATTAATTTACCAGCACCACCACTTTGGAAACCTGATAATTCAAACATTAACGCTTTTACGTTACCTGATGCAATTGGTGTAGTGTCACCATTCACAGCCATCGCTAATGCTTCATCTAAGTCAACCTCAGTTAATGAACCACCTGACCAAATAACTGGTGTTAATTCTTTTGTCATTGCAGAGTAAGCACCTTTTGAGTAATCAAAAAGACCAGCTGGGTCAGAGTTTGGAGTTGACCCTTCGTAGAAACGGTCATACAAGTTTTTATCGTTTGCACCGTAGCCTTCGTCTGTTGTTGAAGGACCTCCTGGTGCACCGAATGGTGCAATGTGCTCGTTAGACGAGTTTCTGCTTTGAATTTTAGGTACAAAGTAGAACAATTTACCGATTGGTAAGTTCATAGCTTGTACTGATACGATATCGTTAGCTAATAATTTAGAGAATACTCTTCTAACGATAGGAAAGACTACAGTTTCGAATGAACCTGAGTCAGAAGCGTTTGCCGCTTCGTTAATTAAGTGAGACGCTTGGTTTTCGTACAATTGTGCCACGTTTTCTTTTAAGTGACCTTTCAAACCGTCCAAGAAACCTAGTTTGTCCCATTTGTTGATTGTGTCTTCTTTGATAACTTTTAAGTGCTTAAGACCGATGTTACCTACAAGACCTGATTCTAATAATGCTCCCATTTTTAATACTATTTAAGGAATTACAAGACCTGATTCTAATAATGCTCCCATTTTTAATACTATTTAAGGAATTTGTTTATTTAATTATTTTCGTCATCAAATCCTTCATTCTCATGAACTGAGGATTTTCATACGTTTTGTTCTCGATAAGATTTGCAGATGAACCTTTAACTGGACTCTTAGATACTTTCTCAGAAACTGATTCTGAAATTGTATTAGCTTCCTTGCTTCCGAATTCTTCTTTCAAAGTCTTATACAAGTTTTGAGATTCTTTCAATGTTTCTACTGAATCGAATCTTCTAAGGATGTTGATTTTCTCTTGCTTCGTTGT